GGCAATTTCGTCTGTGAAGAGGATGCAACGAAGATCGAAGTGGTTGGCGACATGCGATCGATCTCGACTGGCGACATCATTCATAACCTCGATACGGATGAGACTCATGTGGTGGATCGGTTTGGTTTTGTTAAGATTGATATGAAGGAGGCAGTATGAGCTACATGCTAGTGGTTTTTGATAGGAATGGGCGCAGGGTATTTACCAAACTCTTCGAAGGCGTATCAGGGACTTTCATGCATGAGATCGCAAACGATTATAAGCATAAAGGTGGTCCTGGTGGTTATGTTAATTTTTACGCAGTATAAAAAGGAAACTGTATAATGAGAACGATGAATGAATTAGTGAATGAGATTTTGAATTTGAATGATAACGACATGGAATTGCTTGCAGAAGCTCTGGTGTGGTTTGGTGATAAGCAGGCAACAAAGCTTGAATTCCTTCTGCAATCGATGCAGATTGAGAAGAATGAAAAGGAATGTGTATAATGCCTAGTATGACTTATTGTATGTTTGAGAACACGGAGACTGAGCTCTCCCAATGCGTTGCTAACATGGAAGAGGCTGCGACATTCGAAGACCTCGATCTCAATCAGTATGAGAGGACTGCTTTCCTTAGGATGCGAGAGCTCTGCAGGGAATTCTTAGCAGAACACGATCGCCTATTGGAGAGTATGCAAGATGAGTGACAGTCCTTATGTTCTCACTAAACAGTATGTGGAAGCGCTATTAGCAGAGCATGACAATAAATGGCATATGGTAGTTGGTGTATTGGAATCTAATCTAGCTACAATGCTAGCAGGCCACTACTCGCCTGAGAGGATGACTGCATATATCCAGGAACGGATTAAAGAGTAGCGCGCGCGGCTATATTACCCCGTAGTCCTTACAGTGTTGATTGCTATATAAGCCAGCAGTATAATCCCTTCTGTGGGACACAAGGATTAATCAAGACAGGGACGGCTGCCAGACTGTCTGGATGACTTAGAGCAGGATCGAGCCTGGGAATGATCTAAAAGACAGGCACTATAGTGAAGTGTGTTGGTATGCTGGAACCCCCGGGGGATATATCGCTTGACAAGTTCTATTCCGGTGTGGTATAATGGCATTACGGCGGTCTCCAAAACCGTTGACGGGGGTTCGATTCCCTCCACCGGAGCCATATTGAAGCACATTCGACACTGCGGCGTTCTGTCCATCCCTGATTCGAAGCAGGATATCGCCAAGCATTTCAAGCCCCGGTCGCTCCGGTCTGGTGCCTAAAAAAGAGATGGAAGAGTGTGTTTCAATATGGTAAGAGTTCCGTAGCTAGTGACGATACACTAGACGCTACCTATTTCGATAGAATAGGCGGGTTATGCATTACACGATAATAATGCTTAGTAAGACACCTGACTGATAGGTGTATGACGGGGGAATAACAACCCAGAGTGGGGCCGGTATGCCTTGATACAGCTCAGTGGCCACTCACCATATCCAAACGCATTGAGATTCGGAGTGATCAACCGCGGCAATGCAGACAGCAGGAGATGAGCGACCTGCCAGTGCGTTTGGATATGGTAACGCCGAGTTCCAGTGCTGGTGATGTACATCAGCCCACACCATTGCGGTAACAAATGGGGATCGACACAGGCCATACAGGTGTCAGGTATTTGTCTACACCCATGGTAGACATGACGGTGGATCACGACCCAGACAGGGGCCGGTGGAATTGAACAGCCCGGTAGCCTGTCACCATAGTGAAGCACATTGCTCTCAGCAACACAGAGCATCCGCGGAGAGGACTGATCACGCTGGATTATTTATCCAGGCTGCACATTCGACGACTCAGCAGTGTGCTTCACTATGGTTTAATGGATGACGGGCGGCATTGGCGACCGCAGCAGACTGTAAATCTGTACTCTTTAGAGCATGGGGTTCGAATCCCTGGTCATCCACCAAAGCTTCATTCCCCAGTAGCACAGTTGGTAGTTGCGCGGCACTGTTAATGCCGATGTCGTTCGTTCGAACCGAACCTGGGGAGCCATTTATAGTACGGTGGCAGAGTGGTCAAATGCAGCGGTCCGCAAAACCGTAAAGCCGTGAGTTCGAATCTCACCCGTACTTCCATCAAAAAAACCCTCTAAAATCAATTAGATAGAAAAGGCATGAACCTGTTGTCTTTTTCATGAAACCAAGTATAGTGGTTTGTATGGAAACAATGACAACAACTGATTACAGCCTGATTGCTGAGTACACGCGTCATGGCGGTGCATATGATCGCGGATCTGCCGATGCATGGTATGGCCGTCAATATCAACCTCACTACTTCAAGGGTGCTTCATACGAGTCTGAGCGTGTGGATGCATTGACTGCTGAAGAATTAGAAGCCTACAATCAAGGCTACAATGAAACTCCCTTTCAACAGAAGGAATGGTAATATGAACTGGGATCTCGAAGGCCTTCGTATCAATGGCCTCTATATGGGTCTGTTCCCTATCAGTGGCAAAGTAGATCTAAGTCGTGTACAGTATGGGGGTGAAGTGATCCATCATGTTGCTCTCGATCAGCCCATCAAAGTATACGGCTCAATCCGTGACCGTATTATCCTAGAGCATAAGTTTGTTAACCGAGTATTGGACGATAACGAATAATGGACAAGTACTACTTTTACAAACGATTCAAAGACGGCAATGTCTCTATTGTCTGGGATCTCTCTAAGGCTGCCGCAGCTAAACGCTATCAGCGCTACAGCAAAGATCCCGATGTTGGTGTGGAAGCATGGGGATGGCATCCTCAGAACGGCTCTATCACACAAAAGCTTCTAGAAAAAGCTGAAAGATCTATATGAAGACAATTGTCCATGTCAACCAGCATGTGATTAGATCCAATCTGAAGAACAATACCCAGGATCCCGTGCTTACTGTTAAGACCTATAAGAACAATACCTATGCACATCAGGTAGAGATCAAGGGGCCAAGCAGAATCGTATACTCTCCAGATAAACCACTATCATGCGGTGCGCGTGTATGGATAGAGACAGATGATGAGGTTGTGATTTTAAAATGAAGACAATAGTAGCAATGTTGATTTCTGCTGCCATAGGATGGATGATTGCTTCTGTCTACCTAAAAACTGAAGTAGACCAAATCCGGGAATCATACAATCGTGGATGGAAAGATGCTCTCAATGCAGAGAAACCTTCCGAACGCTTGGAATATGTCTGCGCAGCTCTCTGGTTCAATAAACAAGTAGATGAACCACGCTGACCTATTGATCGAAAGAGACCAACTAAGATCTACGATCATCGAGATTGAGCGCTCATTGATCAATGATCGTAATAACCACTACCTACGAAATCATGCGAGAGAAGCAAGAAAAAAACTCCACAATATCAATGAGATACTTGCGCACCTAACCCCGCAGAATACCGTTCCCCCCTGCCGCAGCTAGCTGCGGCTTTTTTTTTCCTGTAAAATCAGAACGTTAGAATAACCAAACCCTGTTGACGTTTTGGCCAGATTGACCTATACTTATTCTCATGATGAAAACAAACGGAACCTTGAAAGCAAGTCTGGTGGCACTGGTGATCAGTGCTGGTCTCTTCGTAATATGGACACTCGGTACGGGTGATTTTTGGAGGATTATCTAATGTTGGTAATTAGCACACAATATAGAGAGAATTACGGAACACCTGACGCTCCTTATTGGAAGAATAAGGGTGGGTTTTGCTACAAGGTGCTGAATGCTCCTATAGGGATGAACATTGGTGAGATTGCAAAGGTATGCGATATCGAGTATAAGAGCGATATGAGCGAAGAGTATATCATTTGCTGGTCTCATCAGGATGATGAGTGGTTGTCACCCTTTGAGAAGGAGCAATTGGAATATGATGGCAAGATCACGTACTATGAGCCATTGATTGATTATAACGAGATTGTGGAGGCTGTATGAGTGTGGATGTTGATTTTATAGAATCAGAGATGGTTTCTATTGAAAGGGAGCTTGCTAAGTTGGAAATAGCTAAGCGCTATTTGAATGAAGCAGTGACCTATTTGAATAGCACTTACTTCTTAGATGGTGCGAGCGATGTTGTTGATATAATCAATCGTCTAGAAGACCATATCGAAGAGAATCAGATACGGCTAGAAGAACTTGACGATAGACTAGCAATCATTGACGCGTTTGGTGGTTGAGGAACTAATGATGACCGAAGTAATGACACTTGCAAGACGCCGCACATTGGCTCATATCAAACATCAGCAAAAACAATTGAACCAAGTGTTGCGCACACGGAGATCCACCAAGTTCGATTCAAAGAAACAGAAAAAGCTTGATCGGATCATGCGTGCGGAGTATTCGGAGGAATGAATAACCATATAGGCGCCCGCCAAAACCTCATGAAACCACAGGGTGACCAACTAGTTGACTTTGGAACGTTTTTATCAGATAATATTCATATGATCAATCAGGAGAGCACAATGAACGAAGAGATTATCAATTACGAATTGCAGGAGATTGCTAATCAGGTAGCATTTGAGTCGTCGATTATCTACTGCGACTTTTTGGATGAGGATTGGCTGGCAGCTGCAATGCAGACCTTTAACATTGGCCCAGGATGGGATGACTGATGTTTCAAGCTAAGTGGAAGACAGATTATATTGAGGAACAGATGGGTTACTTTTCAGATTTAGATATTCAATTTCAAGAACGTATTGCCGAAGAAGTAAACAAAGGCTTCGATACTCGAGACGAGATGAATGAAGTGTTTCGTGAGATTGCTGACGAATTCGATGTATCACCTGATCATGTGTGGCGTACTTACTATAGTGGGGAGTGGAAGTAATGGAATACAAGATTACAGACGATGATTTCAAAGATATCCATAACGGCTTGTACCATCTTCGTCGGGTGCAAGAATCTGCCGGTGACCTGTTAAGCGAAAGGTTGATGAAGGATATCAACAAAGCTCTCAAGTATCTTGAGAAGGGTACCAAGAGGGTTTATGATCAGGAGAGAAAATACTTTGATGATAAGATGGACTACTTCTCTCGTGTTCAGGAAGATAATGGGTTCAAAAGTATTTGGTCTATCAATAAAGTAGACGACATTAGAGCTTTGTCTGGATATACTGGCAAACGTGTTAGAGTTAATGGAGAAATTTTTCTTCTGAAAAATTCAGCACCTTCTTGGTTGGAACTCTGGGAAGTGATCGATCATGCCATCGTAACTCAAAATGACTATCACATCTTCATTGAACAGTTTGAGCAAGAAGATAAAGACACCATTGTGGTCTGGTTAGGAAGCTGATGATCATCTGTTCCTGTGGTCACGAAGTACCAGACTTTGACCATTTGTTTACAGTTACAGCAAAATCTGTTGATCGAATGGGTGAGAAGGCGTTATCATATATGACGGTCTGTGGTGCTTGTGAAGATGGTTACCGACAGAGAGGTGCAATTTTTGATAATCAAGACGATGGCTTTAAGTGGCTAGAGGAAGAGAAATGGTAGAATTGAACAGTGATGAATGGAATGAGCTGAGCAATCAGTTCACTGAGGCAATGAAAGAGATCGAAGATGACCAGGAGAAGTTCTGGGAGTCTCTCTCTAAAGAAGATCAGTTGAAAGCATTCTGCGCTGTCAGTCGACGCATCTTTGATGGTGAGATCAAAGAACAACGCTCTTATCGAGGTGTACTATATGATGTGTTTGAGTTTGGTCCTGAAGCATATGCACCTGCGCAGATGGCTGGATACTTAGCAATCCATAATGCTATCTACACTCCAGAACAAGAACAAAAGATGTTAGAGCATTTTGCTAAATGGTTGATGATTGAAAACGCTGAAGAGAAAGTGTCACAATATTATGCAGAAACTTACTGATAAACACTACGAAGACTTGATGGATGTTTTGGACGCCATTGAGTTTCAGAAGATCCATAAGGTCATGCACTACTTGGACTGGTGGTGGGTAAATGGCGCAGGAGAGAAAATGGATTCTGAGGTACCAGATGTCCATACTCTTCGCAAGCATGCAAGATCGCTCTTGACCGAAGCATGCAAACAAGCATTGAACAACGAGTGTGGCCAATATACGGTGAGTACGGGTGGTTTCCGTGCCGAGGCAAAACTATATGAAGATGGGTTCCTCTGGATGCGACTATCCTTTGACCTAACCGATGCGGATAATTCAGAATGAAATATTGCTTTCCGAAAAAAATGTATTATGTAACACTCTATAAACCTAAGACATTTCCTGATGGCGGTTGGAGTAATTTCGTTGCCACTCCATCGTTGGGTCGAGCACGCTACTATGCTAAGAAACTAAAACGGCAACATCGTCAGATCGATGTGCGTGTTCGGGGTGAAAAACCATATGTGTTGAAAGGAAGTTGGTTATGAATAGCCAAGAAATTTGCCAGGCCGTTGCTGATTGGGCTCAACACCAAAATTTTACTGCTCCGTATGGAGTGTTATCTGGGCAACATGTCAACAAAAAAGGCAAAAAGTTTCATTCGGTGACTTTTGGCTATGCCAGAACCTTGAATGCCACCGTGGAAATTTATAATCGGAATTTCATTATATTCCGTACCAATGCCACTGGGTCAGAAGTGTTCAAATCCTATGACGAACTTATGGCTGAATTAACTAATAGATATGGATCTCAAAATGAATGAACGAATCCGAGAACTTGCTAAACAGTCTGGTCTTATTGCTCCTTATGGTAGTGATCATGAAGGTTTGCGAGATTTTGACTATAGAAAGTTTGCCGAGCTGATTGTTCGGGAATGTGCTGGCTTATGTTCTATAACGGCTTCGGGTAGAGATGCTGAAACCATAGAAGAAGCCATATTGAAACACTTTGGAGTTGAATCGTGACCAATGAAGAACTAATCAAAACCCTAAAAACTGCCAGCGAAAGCCAGGACAACATCGCACTGAAAATGCTGCTATTGATCGCTGCCGAACGCATCGAGCGGCAACACGCTGCATTGTATGGAGATGAATGATGATGGGAATGGTGTCATATTATCCAGAGAACTATATCCTGGACAATGCTGAAAAAGAATTCAAGCAAGAGATTGAGCGCATCCGAAACTACTTAAATTATCCTAGAGGTAATCCAATCGTTTTCACCAATGCATTTAAAGCACCTCCTCCTGCAAACATTCGGATTTCAGTTGGCAGTAGCAGCAGAGGTCCATATGCTTCTTATGTGCAATTCTATAACGAGAACCCTCCTAATTTAATCCAAAGATTTTTAGTCAAGAAGATCTTTGGCATCAATATTGAAAGGTTCTGATATAAGTGAAAACAATCCTCTTTGTTTGTAATACACTGGAACAGGCTAGATTGAAATTTCATGAAGCAATGAATGCGTTTGATGCAAAGAATACTGCCAATAGATGTATCTATTCCCAACTGAGAATCGAGTTTGATACCATTAGATACGAATTCGTATCATTGTCTAATGGTCTAGAGGATAAACTATTGGGCAGAGAATTTGATAAGATCATCATTGAGGAAAGATATGTCACAGAAGAACAATTAGCATTTTTGAAATCAAGAGAGAGACCAGATTGTCAACTTACTTTATTTTAGGCTTGTTGGTAGGTCTCATTCCAGGAATCTGTATTATTGTATATGAAGAACTATGGAAGAAAAGACGATGAGTGACGATTATGATGTAGTCCTTAATACTCTACAAAAAGAGAGAGATTTGCTCTGGAGTATGACTGAACAGAACATGAATTCTGAGTATGTTGGCATGAATATCATGGATGACATTAGGCTATCTCAGATTCGACAGTTGGATATCGCTATCAGAATGTGGAAAGAAAGATTGGATAATATCAATGAATAACAAAGTTAGAGAAATTTTTGAGAATTTTGTATATCCAAGTTTTGCAAGTCCCGCACACGGTCTTCGTAGAAAAGAAAATGGTGAGTATGTCAGCGATATCCTGGAAGACCATTGGCAGACTTTTCAAGAAGGTTGGGAATATGCTATTGCGTATGTAAATGAATCAGACAATCCGCAATATAGTGATATAATTAGCGATGGAGGCATGGATCCAAGATGAGTGAACCACAAGCATATAGAGACTATAGAAACATGGATTGGTGGGAACATTATCCATACCATAAACTATGGTGTAATGATTATTGTCCCTTAGTGCCACGATACAATTTCAGACCAGGCGATGAATTAAATGCCGATGCATATTCATTCCATTGGTTGATCTTTCATATCTGGACTATGGAACATGTATCGTTTAGTCTAGATTGTGGCATTGACCTGAGTGAAATCTATGTAGGTGCTGTCCTACCGTATCTTAGAATCACGATTGGTGTCCGCCATTTCTATTCTGAATGGACATACAAGTTAAGTCGTATGATGAGGCGCAAACCAGCAAAAAAGAATGAAGAAGGAGAATATAATTGAACGAAAGAATCCGAGAACTCGCATTCAAATCCGCCGGTGGAATGCTGTCCTATGATGAAGATGGATTTGTGCTAAGTGAAAAGGAAGTGAACCAATTCGCCGAGTTGATCGTCAGGGAATGTTGTGGTGCCGCCAATGAGTGGTATCAAAAGCATAACGAACTCCATTGGGACCCGGCTCAACATATTAGAAATCATTTCGGAGTTGAATGATGGAATGGTATAAAATTTTCATTCTATTAACTTATACCTTTGTTGTTTTTACTTGGGGTGTTTATTTTGGAAGAAAAAGGAGTTGAAGAATGAGTCAAGTAGTCAAAGCAATTACAGCACACGATACTGGTAATCGTAAAATCATTAGAGATGAATTTTCTCCATTGTTTCAAGATGTATTCAGTGTCAAGTCTCAAATCCAAGACTTAAAACTTACTGAAGGTGTTGCAAAGGAGTATCGAATTGGTGTCACAATTGGTTCTCAAGTTAGTGTAAGTGAATTAGAAATTGCTCAAGGTAAAATCGATGTATTACAAGAAGCAATTGATCGAACTAAGCGCCATGTCATTGAAGCAATCTTTGGTGAGTTTAGGCAGGATTTGATGATGATTGAAAGAGCATTGTATGATCGTGACTTTCAAAAATCCAGAGACTATTTGAGTATTTTAGAACAGAAAATGTTTGGAGTTGAAGAATGAGTAATCTACATTTTCATGCTATGTCAGAATTCCGTGCCGCAGGTTTCCTTGACAAGAACGGAAACTATTGCGATGAAATGCAAGCAGCAGTCTGTAAGAATATACTGAAGATGCTTGATGTGTTTACCGACGAAGGACACTCAGGGTTTTCTGCATCATATACTGTTAATATGTTTAGTAAACTGGCAATGTTTCAACCACTTACTCCGTTGACTGGTGAGGATTGGGAATGGAATGAAGCAAGCGAAGGTGTCTTTCAGAATAAACGATGCAGCCATGTATTCAAACAAGCGGATAGGTTTGGCGGACAAGCGTATGACATTGATGGTAAGGTGTTCTGGTCATGGAGAGAGACAGAAGAATTTGGTGCATTGACAAAGGACTTTTATTCAAATAAAGATTGTTTCATACCTATCACTTTTCCGTACACTCCAAAACGAGAGGTGGTGTTCGTACCTACTGAGAAGTATCCTAATGAGGTTTTGAAGTAACTCATTGATTTCATTAAAGAAAAAGTGCTTGACTTTCTGCCCGCTTTCCTTTATAATTAAAGTATGAAAAAGACAGTTACGATGATCGATCCACCTTCAGGGTGGAAATATGGGTTTCCAAAACCTGTCCCAGATAACTACAGGTACATGACCTGGGAAGAAGTAGAGGAATGGCTAATTTCAGAAGGTTATCCGGAACAAGAAATCGAACGCTGCGGTAATCATTTCTATTGCAGATACTGGGATCAAGAGGTATGATGAGTAAATGCCGATACAGTTTAAACTGGATGGGACCTGGAAGTCTCAATTGGTATCGGGAGCGAGGTCTAACCAAGATAGTTACATATATCTGCGATGAAGGCAGCGTGGAATGGTTGCGTAACACTTATCCAGACATCAAGGTAGGTGATGGTACAGATAGGGAAGAAATCACGGAACGGTATTCCTGTGGCCGCATCGATGTTCGAGGTGGAGATGCTGATCCGGCATATGGTGATGAGCTGAGTGTCCCTCCGATGAAATCTGAAGATTGGTACCGTTTTAGTATGTGGTTAGATACTTTCGAGACCGACTTCATGTGGACACTAGATCAGTTAGTTGAATTATACGAGAGAGCAAATCCTAAAATTGAATGGTGGAAAGATGAAGATAGATAAAGCATGCTGGGAGAGAGGTTGCCCCTGCTATGATTCCAAGGAAGATGGCGTAGAAGTCAAAGCGAAAGTATGGCATGGACTCGGTATTAATCAAAGGATTCGCCTTGCAGATAGGTTCCATATTAGCCTCGATGCCGTTGAAGCTATCGAAGCCAAACTGAAAGAGAGGAACACGTGAGCATCTCAGCAATGAAGCAAGCATTGGAGGCTTTGGAAAAACTCTGGGACATCATTGATGACATCGACACCTATGGCGACATGGCGAAAAGTGACGACAAGTTGTATCGGTCATTGGTTGAACGCAGACAGCGACAACGCTTTGAGCAAACTGGAATTTCTACAGATGGGTACGAATTGAATGGCGGAGCCATTACAGCACTACGCCAAGCCATCGCAGGGGCAGAGGATAAAGATGCCGATCAGTGGTATGAAAATTTATTGTGGGGTAGGCAAGAGCCTGTGGCGTGGGCAGAAATTACCAAGGATTATGTGGCGGTCTGTAATGAGTCGTTTGAAAACGCCATTCCTCTATACGCCACACCCCCAAAGCGTGAATGGGTTGGGTTGACGGATGAGGAAGCGTGGAAGTGTTGGGATTGGGAAGATTTTCAAGGCACATGGAAATCGATTGAAGCCAAACTAAAGGAGAAAAACACATGAAATTCTCTGAACTGGTATCTCTCGTTCGTGACTATGAGGATGCCACATGGTCACCTTCTGCATTGGGTATCAAGTTTGGTTGTGACTGTGGTTGCGGAGGTGATGCATACACTGCTGAATCGTGGGATCAGGCTGAACAAGATGCAGCTGATGCGGTGGCAAAGGCAAAAGAGTTCTGCACTAAATGGGGATTTTGTTATGATGGACCTGAACTATGAATAGTATATCATTAAGCGTAGATGAACTGGAGACCATCCTGGCAATCATCAATGAACTCAATCCAGCAGATCAGCCCAGGCTTGGTGCAGGCCAAGCCGAGATCTCCGTTGATCATTCTTCAGGTATCGGTAGCGTCGTGACTGTGACCATCCCGATGTCATGTGGTAACTATCACGGTGAATTCACTACAACTATCACGGATGAGAACTCATGGTGATCACAGACCCGAAAGAGAAAATAATGAGAGCAAGATCAGAAGCATTGGTCATTGCTTTTGTTGGTAAAGCAGCATCAGAGCGATGGTGGGATAGTCCCAATCGAGCATTTGATGGGATCTCAGCAAATGCCATGTGGTATATTGATCCAGAACGAGTATACAACTATCTAATGAGTAACGCATCAGGAGACTATCTATGAGTAACGCAAAAACAATTGAATTAATTTACGATCAAATCGATGCAATCGTGATCGAGGAACTGCAGGAAGCATATAAGATGAATATGGTCTCAGAGAGGGACGAGGGTGGTTTGGATCTCGGCATTGATGGAGATCTGCTCCAATCGCTGGATACAGTACTGGAGTATTACATGGCACCAAGCGAGCATCGCAAATGGAAGGATAGTATTGATAGATAAATATTTCACCCTCTATCTATAGGTGAAATGAATGTCAAGTTTAGGTGCTAAAGAAATCTACAAACGCCCTGGCCGCGTTGATACTTTTATTACGAAAATGCAGAACGGTAATCCGTTTGAGCTAGTTTCAGGCTCTTCCGTTGTTTTGAAGAATGATCCAAAGGTGGCAGCTGCGCTTCGGAGCATGCAAGACGTATCTAAAATTACTTTGGTATCAAAGACAACTGGAGCAATAGTAAAATTTTCACAGCTAAAAAAGAGTAAAGAGTTTGGCGGAGGTACGGGAAGTGGAGCAGGGGCTGATGCAACAGCACTAAATGAATCAGCACAAGCAGTTTTTGCAGCGGCCAGATGGATTAATAAACGTGTAAATAAGCTACCTGGAGACATGGTTTATTATGATGATAGTACATTTCTGGCTGGATTGAAAAATTCTGACGTTACTAATACGTTAGAGGAGATTAAATCTCTTGATGACTCCTGGATTAAGTCTTCTGTTGCTGGTGCATCTAAACTATATTCAATGTATGGCTCTAAGAAGTATACCTTTCATAGACAGAGCTCATGGGTAAAAAATCTAGAGCGACATTGGAAAACCCTCAATGCTGCAGCAGATAACCCGTTTTCGGATATTAATAAGTGGAGTCCTGCAGATATCTACCTAATTTCCGATAATGGGGCTAGAGCACCTATAAATTCTACTAAAAATTTAGTAGAACTCAACAATCTCTTACTAGAAAACTTCAATTCTAAAGATATAGTGGGAGTTTCATTAAAGAAAATAACTTCTACAGCGCGCGCCACAGCATACAATATTGGAGAAAAAAAGAAAACTATCAAGTATGTTGATTATACGGTAGGTAAAGTTAACTTTTTTCAAGCCAAAGACGTCTATATTTACTTTACAGTTGATGGAGCCATACAGTTTCGAACATTTCCTTCATTCCAGGGGGAAATAAAGGGGGAAGCAGCTGCTCAAGGAAAGATAGGATATGGCTCAGTGGCAAAGGTATTACGGGATATCACTCAGCAATCTGCCCCAGAAATTAATGCTATTAAGCAGAAAATTCGTTCAAAGGACAATAACTTCCTCGACTCTTTCTTTTCTTTATACCAAGGGTTGTCAAAGGATCCGGTTAAACTCTCCAAAGCAAATTTTGTTACAAAGCTCCAAGAAAAGGATGAGGAGTGGCAGCTATCCAAATATTTGGGTTGTGTGATTATAGACACTATAAAACGTAAGAAGGTTGAGGATCGTTTTGTTAGTGAAGTGATTAGCTACGCATCATCCACATCAAAACTTTCAGGTCCCTTTTTGAAATTAGAATAATGGCTATAAATCAGTGTCATCGTATTGAGGATCTCAATACTGCATATGCACCCATAATTTCTGTAGTACAAAGTACAGTATACTGCAATGGTATACTAGTAGCTGTAGATGGTAGTCCTGTGAAACCCCATGGACTGCCTCCCCATGCAGCACCTGTTACTGCTAATGGCTCTCAAACTGTTTTTATAAATGGAACTCCTGTGAATAGAACTGGGGATCCGGATAGTTGTGGCCACCCCCGTATGAATCCAGGTAGTCCAAATACATACGTAGGTTGACTTTTTTATTAAAACATATGATACTTGTTAAATCAAGGAGATCATATGAGAAAATACAATATAAAACCGTATCAAATAGCAGGCTTTAAGACGAAGGGACATGTGTTCAGTGGATTGCTATGGCCCATCACAGGTAGCAAGGGAGACAAGTACTCAGTAGAAATGCTCGACAACGGGTTTACCTGCACTTGTATGGGGTTCAATATGTATGGCCGATGTAAGCATATAAAGTTGATCTGGGAACGGCTTATAGTGGATGATAGTGATATTCCTCAATACAAATGGAGCTGGTAATGTTTAAACCTACACGTGGTCCTCAGCGGCCTTCAATCTCTAAATCAGGTATTTCCCACTGGCAAATGATTAAGTTTATTGAGCAGTGTGAAACCGCACTCAAACAAATTGGTGAAGAAGAATCAGCATTTCGTTTTGAGATGCTAAAGGAATATTTTAAAAACGATTATGAGGAAGGTAAGCCTCCTAAATATAGCGGTCAGGTCTTGGGATTGTAATGACCCACATCAAAGCGTTCAATGACGGTCTACATAAAACATTAGTATGGATACACAATGACTATAAATCCAATCGAATTAGATTCATTATTGAGGTCACAGCCTGGGTTATTAGTATTGGATGTTCTATTGCCATGGCCAGCACTGTACCAGACCCTCCCCTTCTTTACATATACCCAGCATGGATCCTTGGCTGCATTCTCTATGCTTGGGCAGCTTTTAGTAGGAAGTCGTTTGGTATGATCGCAAATTATTTACTTCTAATAACAATTGATGTTATTGGATTGATGAGGATGATATTATGAGAGTAAGAAGTGAATATGCATTAATGTCCCAATGTATTGAGGATGGAATTGAGATGGGTTATGCTCGGGCATTCAAACATACTGATGACCCAGAAGAGCGTCACATTAAAGATTGTATTAATATTGCTGTTCTTGAAATGATTAATGAAACATTTATTTTTGATAAGGAAGAGTATGAAGCTTAATTTCAAAACCCCAAATCTCTCAGTGGTTTGTGAGCTCGAGGAAAATAAATATCAGGTAATTGATCTAATAGATCGAATTCATGAGTTAGTTGAAGTATTGGAGGGTGCTACAGAAGATCCTACAACAGTGCGTTTGGTTATTTCTGGAAATCAGGAAGACGATGATGAACAGTATTTGTCCGATCCCAATGATATTGGTGGTTGGAATGTTGATGGATATGAAGTCGATGTAATTAACCCCGATGAAATTACTATTTCTTTTGGAGATGATGATCTCAAATAATTACTCAACAAGCGAAATCCTTGGCCTCGATTTCCATAAGATAGCAGCTAGTACGGATGCGTCCAACTTCATTAAAAAAACTGCTAACTACATCATAGAAAATCCATACTCAAATGTGGGTCGCTTTCTCTGTAGCCTCGATAAAACAGAATTGGATTATTTGAGAAACGTATCTGATCTCTGTGATCAGGGAGACCAGGAAGCACAGTATGAGATCACAATGATTGAGGAAATGCTATCTCGAGCAGAAGGTACTTATGAGATCAACGTAGATCAGAAGTTGTTGCAGATTACCATGTTTCAAACATGTATCAGTATTACCACACTGGATCGAATGGGTCTTGTTAAAGCATATTATGATAATATGTCGTTGGGTACTGATGTTGAACGAGTGATAGCGGAGAAGATTGAGTGAAAATATATATTGGGCCTTATCGCAATTGGTTTGGACCTTATCAACTTGCAGAGAAGTTGATGTTTTGGGTTCCTAAGGAAAAAGATGAGTATGGATTCCCTCATACTGCTGAACGGGTCCATCGTTTTGGTGAATGGTTAGCGCATGGTTCTATCGAACCCGAACCCAATGTCGGTGATATCACCAAGTGGAAGGATCGTCCCAATACTTGGCTCTACAAGTTTCTTCTTTGGGTCGATAGCAAGAAGAAGCGTAAGATAGATGTGCGTATCGATCCTTGGGATACTTGGTCAATGGATGATACGCTTGCACATATTATCACACCTATGCTCAAGCAGTTGAAAGAGAAGAAGCATGGATCACCTTACGTTGACGATGATGACGTTCCAGAGGAACTCCGCTCTACATCTGCGCCTCCTGTTGAACAACATGACATTGATGAGAACCATCACAAGCGTTGGGACTGGGTCATGGGTGAGATGATCTTCGCGTTTGAGAGTAAGCTTGATGATGATTGGGAACATAAGTTTGAGTCTGGGGAGGCGGATATACAATGGAAGAAATTAGATGATGGTATGTCTCAGATGATCCATGGACCCAATCACACCCGTACCTATGATGAAGAAGGTCGCAAGAAGTATCATGATCGTATTAAAAACGGATTCCGCTTGTTTGGCAAATACTATGAGGGATTGTGGGACTAATGAATATTAAATTTCATTTAAAAAGGCTTTGGATCAATTGGCTTTTGTCTGGCTGTCAGGGAGAATGCGAGCAGGGACGTCGTCATTGCAATTGTCGTTGATTCTAAATACAATGTGTCTTCACTTAAAGGAGTGACATTTGGCTCGCAGCGCTAATACCATTAGTAATACAGACCCTCTCGATCAACAAGCTCCAGCCATCCGCAAATCTAAAGAACCTAATGGATTGAAGATTAAATTAGATGATCTTCAAAAAATTGAACCACTTACAGAAAACCAACGATTATTTTTCGAATCATATAAGCGTGGGGATTACTTTATAGCCCTTCATGGTGTAGCTGGTACAGGAAAAACATTCTGTGCGATGTATAAAGCTCTAGAAGAGGTTCTTGATCGCAACAATCCCTTCCGACGGGTTACAATGATTCGTTCTGCTGTACAGAGTAGAGATATAGGTCATTTACCTGGAACAGCAGATGAAAAAATGGACGTCTATCTTCAACCATATAGACAAATCTGTCATGCTCTATTTCAACGAGGGGATGCTTGGCAGCGTCTTGAAGAACAAAAGCATGTTGAGTTTATGAGCACCTCGTTCATTCGTGGTACGACGTTTGAGAATTCCATAATTATTGTTGATGAAATGCAAAATATGAATTTTGAAGAGCTCGATACCATTATTACACGAGTTGGTCACATGTCAAAGATCATCTTTTGTGGTGATTATCGACAAACCGATCTTCGTAAAGGAGATGAGAAGGGCGGTCTTCAGAAATTCCTATCCATTGCCCAGACCATGAAATCCCATACACGAATTGAATTTACAATTGAGGATATTGTAAGAAGTTCATTGGTTAAAGACTACATTATTGCCAAAACACAATACGAAGACCAAATCTCCAACAAAAGTTGACTTCTACTAACGTTTATGTGAAAATATCATTTCTGAATAAGGAGTGATAAATGGAAATGTTGGTAGTGGTGTTGGTTGGATTGTTATTGTTTTATGTTTATGGTCTTATTATAATCTTCCTAATTAATCTGTTTAAAACAGAAAAACTCCCATATTCCATTAAAAATGCGCTTTTAGCGGCTTTGGCAATTGTATTAATTCGCCAAGTCCTAGATCGTTGACATTATCACAAAACCCTGTATAATTAAACGCATATTGATAAGGAGCTTAAATATGGCACATGAATTAGAGATTGTTAACGGTGAAGCAAGTATGGCGTATGCTGGAGAAAAACCTTGGCATGGACTTGGTAAGCAAGTTCCCCATGATTTATCTCCTGAGCAAATGTTGGAGGCAGCTCAGTTGGATTGGACAGTACAAAAAATCCCAGCGTTTGCCGATATTGTTGGAGAGAAAGTTAGTGTTGGTTGGTCTGCATTAGTTCGATCGAATGACAACAAGATCCTAGATGTTGTATCGAATGAGTGGAATCCTTTGCAAAATCAGGAAGCGTTTGAGTTCTTTGCTGAGTATTGTGAGGCTGGAGATATGGAGATGCATACAGCAGGATCTCTTAAGGGTGGTCAGATTGTGTGGGCACTGGCTCGTGTGAAGGACTCCTTCGAATTATTTGGTGGTGATAAGGTAGATTCTTATCTAATGTTCTCCAATCCTCACAAATTTGGTCAATCTATTGATGTCCGATTTACTCCCATTCGGGTTGTATGCAATAACACTCTGACTCTTGCTCTCAATCAAAGTTCGGAAAAGAGTATCAAGGTATCTCACCGTCGGGAATTTAATTCTCAGCTCGTTAAGGAGCAGCTTGGTATTGCTACCGATAAGTTGGCCAGATACAAGGACATGGCTCAGTTCCTAGGCACAAAGCGCTACACGCAAGAGAAGCTCAAGGAATACTTTAGCAACGTCTTTCCTCTCATGGTGTACAACAAAGAGAAAGGCCCTCAACGTCGTGAGGTGTCAAAAAATGCCACCCGTGCACTGGAGGTAGTAAACATTCAACCAGGTGCTAAGTTTGCAGAGGGATCTTGGTGGCAAGCATTCAATGCTGTAACTTACATGGTTGATCATGAGGTTGGTCGTAGTGCAGATAACCGGTTAACTTCTGCCTGGTTTGGTACTAACAAGAATCTTAAGATCAAAGCACTAGAAACCGCTATCGAATACGCCGAAGCAGCCTAATGGAGACCCCCCTCGAGAGAGGGGGGTATTTTTATGAACAAACAATATGTCGATAAAGCTATAGAAGAGGCTGGATTTAAGGGTCCAAAGGAGTTTGGCAAGACCATTGAGGAGTATGCAAAGCAAAAAAATATTGACTACATGGAGGCAGTTATTCTTTTTTGTGAAGAGCATGGGGTCGAGGTCGAAACAGCTGGCAAACTTATTAAGTCCTGTGCTAAACTCAAGGCTAAGATTCAACTTGAAGCTGAAACATTAAATTTTTTACCCAAAAGTGCAAGATTACCTGTATCAGACGACGACTGAAAACGATGCGTTCGAGGCATATAAACTCTACGTCGCTCTCAAAAATCATTTCACTAATAGCAGATACGATTACTTCAGATACAATGGCAAGGTCAAGACTACAAAAGATAATTTTGTAAAGAGACCAGATGCAAAAATGTTTTACAGACTAGCTGAAATGAGTCATCGAAAAGAGTTTCTGGTGGCCAACTTTGCATATGGTAGCAGAGATTGGATTGGCGATCTCTTAAAGAACCAGGAGTCGGAGAAACGGTATTTGGAATTTATTAGAGTAAGGGATTCTCTCGCATATGTGGTTAAAAATGAGATATCTTTTTTTGATGATCTTAATGATTGTTTAAAAGTCAAAGATGGCCAACATCCCTTATTGCTAAAGAGACATTATAGTGGTAAAATTCATATTGAAACATTGATTGTAATAAACGACCAAGTCAACTTTGTACCGTATTGGAATAAAAAGATAGAAGAGCCTATGCTTTGGCCTGATACATCAAAGCGGCTAGTTAAGCTAAAACCGTTTTTACAATATGACCAAGCAAAACTAAAGCGTTTACTTTTAGATCACTTTAGAGTATGATAAATAGTAGGTTGTTATGGAAGTTTGTGGATAACCTAATACTCAATACACACTAATATACGGAGAAATATATGGCATCAAATTTTGCATCCCTTAAAAAAGCTAGTAAGAATGATCTTGAGAAACTTACAGCTGAACTTCAAAAGCTTTCTACCCCTGCTGCAGCTACAAGTGAGGACACTCGTTTCTGGAAACCAGAGGTAGACAAATCTGGCAATGGTTATGCGGTAATCCGATTTCTTCCTGCTCCAGCTGGAGAGGATGTTCCATTCGTACGTATTTTTGATCATGCCTTTCAAGGTCCATCGGGCCAATGGTATATTGAAAAATCATTGACTACTCTAGGAGAAACGGATCCCGTTTCAGAGTATAATCGCGAGCTTTGGGCAACTGGCTCTAAGTCCAATCAAGATCAAGTTCGTAAACAGAAACGACGTCTCTCATATATCAGCAACATCTATGTGGTTTCTGATCCCAAACATCCAGAAAATGAGGGTAAGGTTTTTCTCTACCGTTATGGTAAAAAAATATTTGATAAGCTCACAGCAGCCATGGAGCCAGAGTTTGAAGATGAGAACGCAATCAATCCATTTGATCTTTGGCAAGGGGCTAATTTCAAACTGAAGATTCGTAAAGTTGAGGGATATCAGAATTACGATAAGTCGGAATTTGAGGCACCAGCTCCTCTACTTGATGACGATGATGATCTTGAAGCTCTCTGGAAGGGTGAGCATGCCTTACAGCCTTTCCTCGAACGAGGTCAGTTCAAAACCTTTAATGAGCTCAAGACCCGTCTTGATCGTGTTCTTGGTCTTTCCGGAACTGTGACCCCTGTTCAAGATCCTCCATTTGAAGTAGATGTAGAGGAGGAGTCAGTTGCAGCTAAACCTCGCCCAAAGAAAAAGGTTGAGGAAGTATTTGAGGATGATGATGACAATTTCTTCCAAAAACTTCAGGAAGAAGATGATTAAGCAGCAGCAATAAATGTTGTAGTAAGATCGAGAGATCCCCTGTTCCCTAGTGGAGAGGGGATTTCTTGTTTCTGGGGAGCTCCTCCTCTACTACCACCTCCCCCACCACCTCCACCTCCTGCCACTATATTGGTAACCTGGGGGGCAGGTGCTGTTGCTGCAGATGCTACTTGAGTGGACATACGATTTAAATCTGGACTAGTTGGAGCACTTGCCATCATAGTAGCCGGAACAGATATAGAAGCAGTATCAGTTTTTTGAGCCTCTTGTGGCACCGGTTGAGCAGCTGCTGCTGATGCTGGAGTAGCACTAGCAGCAGGAGTAACAGCGGCCGCTGTAGGAGCTGCAGCTGCAACTTGAGTAGCAGCAGGAGTACTTGGCTTTGGTAATTTCCCACCACCTCCTGCGGCTGATGGAGCAGCCGCAGCTGTTGCAGCCTTTGGCGCATCAACTTTCGTTCCAGATGCCGGAACTACACCAGAGGAGCTCTTCGATGCAACCATAACGGGAGCACCTGGATTGATAGGATTATCCCCTCCAAATGGTTTTCCTCGAGATTCTATAGGCTCAATGTGCCATGGCTCGCTGCGTATTGGTCTCATGAGACCATATTTTGCAAAAAGGCCTGATGATTCCGCTTGATTAGCTTCAGCGGAATTCATATCAAAGGCTAGACCATGCTCATGTCTACTTTTTCCGGGAGGAGCTGCTCTGGAGGGATCTTTCGCATACAATTCAGCTTGCTTTTTGGGGTCTCTATATGCCGAATTAATTTGGATCTTACGTCCAAATTGCTGTTGAAATTCTGAAGCGAATCCCGCCAATCGCTCTTTTAGAGCAGGATTCAATCCACTAATATCTACATTGGATCCTATTTTAGCAACTTGATCCAATGATTTGGATGATCCTCCTGGTACAGCGGATGGAGCAGCTAGGGGGGTTGTGCTAGAAGGAACGGTAATGTTTCCTAGTTTGGGGGAATTATCCATTCCACCACCAGTAGCTGAAGATGAGGCTGACGGCATTGTTGTAGCAGCACTAGGCACATTAGATGCTGCTGGGCTCGTCGAGGGAACCGAAGGTGTTGTTGTAGCAGCAGTTATTGGTTTATCTGGTCCGGCACCAAAAAAGCTAGCTATACCCTTTGAGGCTTTTTTGGTATCCAAAAGACCAAAGGTTAGTCCGGAAACAACACTACCTGCAGCAGACGATAGTTTCTCTCCCGTAGTGGCTTCTCTATCTTTGATATCCAAATTGGATGCCGCTTCCTGGTAACCCGAATAAGCATCAAATCCAGCCATTCCAGCGGCAGCAACTTGACCAATAACAGGAACAGCCTTTAGTAGTCCTTTACCCGCTGAAAGGACTTTATTAGCCTTCCCAGGTGCGTTTGGAACATCTTTAATGGTGTCAGCTGCTGCTGATGGCTTTGAAATCGATTCTAGAGGCTTTTCAGCCGTTATAACCCTATTCCGTTCTATACGCTCAGATCGTTCTCTAATCTTATCTTCTGCTGTTTTAAGAAAACCGGGTTTTTCTACTATTGTTGTTTTTTCTTTAAGACCAGCGTTGACTGCTTCTGGCCTAGGTTGTATAATGCTTTTGTCAGCTCCAAATATATTCCTAACTTTACTATATGAATCTTTTATTGTATCTGCAATTTTATCATTGCTTGCAGCAACGAGAGCTCCACCTGTAGCTAGGGCACCAAGTATTTTACCACCTCTACCTATTTTAGATGCACCTGGTTTGGATGTTGGGGTAGCTGATGGGCCTGTAGGAGAAGCTGATGGACCCCTCATTGGTATTTTGTTTAGTATATTTCCAGCAATGCCAGCACCGGATTTACCAAACAGGAGGCCAAGGCCAAGATTCTTCAATGCATCGAGGAAACCGGATTTGGGAGGTTCTTCTTTTATTTGATCATTTGTTGAACGAGGCTCTCTAGCTACCCTACTTTCTAATGAAGCTTCTTCCTTTTCTCTAGCTAGCTGTTCATCTCTTCTTCTTTGATATTCAAGAGTTTCTTCCAACAGGGATGCAACCTCATCCATTTTGTCCAATGTAAGGTTTTGTATCTCTTGAGATGTAAAGGAAATCTTACTAATGCTCTGTATTGCTTCTAAATTTTCTGATGTTATTCTAACAATCTCATCGTTTGAAGCTTTATTGGCTACAAAAATCTCTAGAATTTTTTCTTGAAGGGGGAGAGAGCTAGCATTTGCATCATTGCTTGCTGATGAGCTGAATTTTGGTAGCGGCATTACGTTTTCTTGTAGCATCTATCGCCCACTCTGTAGTCGTTGTAGTTCGTTTTCTAAAAACTCCTTAAGCATATCTATGTAAAAATCACGTTCAAAAGGATAGAGATTTTCTATTTCAGTTATTGAATACTTGTGGTGCTGAGCCAAGGCAAAAATAGTTTTGTAATAATTTACTAAATTTGTATGACTCAGCGAAATGTAAAAAAATCTTCGAGAGTATTCAGAATAATTTTTCTAGGATTTCCCAATTTATTGGTATAGTCAATTGAATAGTACATTCTTGGGATAGATTCCAAGAAGTTTCTTATATCCCCTAGGGCCCCCGATGGTAATGACTCTAAAAACTCATTAATTTCCAATTCACTATAGTTTTTAAATTCCCATACTTCTGTTGGGCCAGTTAAGCTATCTAAACAATCTCTAACAATGGTTGAAAATAAGTCAAGGTCACTCTCTGGAGTGTATTTGAGTAGAATCCTTGCAGATGGATGTTTCAGCTTGATAAGATAGTTGTTTGGTAGTTGGATATGGGAGGGAGCATTGCTTTCTCTGTTAATGGAGACCTGTTCCAAATTAACATTAAAGGTATAAAGTTGGTCATCTTCATTATCCTTAAATGTGAGCTCCACTTCTGATCCAATTGATTTGGCTCTAAGCATTAAAAACAAATATTCCAGATCATAGATGGAAAGGTCATCCATATTAACATCATCAGAAACCATGCAATTTTGTACGATCTGAAAAATAGAATTAATAAGATCTGAACGTTCATTAGATGATTGGGCAATCAAGAGAAGCTTTTCTTCTCTAACAAGAAATGGACGCACCTTAACCCCTTTGTTAGAGGATGGTATAGTAATTTCAAAGATTGGGTGATCAAATTTTGGTAACATAATTACTCCATTAATTTAAATTCTACCAAGGGTGGTAGCAACCAGTTTAGCGTTATTAACAACGTTAACAACATCTCCAATAGTTTTAGGTTTTTTGATGGCACTAAGCACCTGAAGTACTGATCCCACCTGTAGGATTTTATCCATAAAAGATGGACTTGCAGCAGAGTTTGGTCCCGATGTAGTACCAATTACGGTTTCGTCAATCCTGCTCAAAAAGGTGTTGTAGAATGAGAAGCTTACAGTGAAGCTCATAAAACTATCATTATCACTCCAACTGTATGGAACACTTTCAATGCTAAGAGGGAAGGCTCTATTGAGATCCATAACCAAAATTTCTTGTAATGCCTCATTGTAAGTGGTGATTGTTATATCTGCAACATATTCGTCAATATATTCTAATTCGAACGGAAACACATTGCCGCCAACAGAGGTGGCTCTATTTTTGTGATTTACAGCTGAAATACTATTCATCCATTGTTGGAAGAATTTATACAGCAGCCCCTCCCCATCTCCTATGAAGGTAATTTGCGTTTCTGTGTAAATAGCGTTGAAGGGTTTACGCTCCATGGGTCCAAACCCATACCTTCTAAAATCATCGCTGGTGAATTGAATGCCGGGCATATTAACACTTTCCGCAAGCATTGGTATAACAGCTATTGCGTTGGTAGCCTGAGCGCTTCGGCCAGCTAATGTTCTTGGCATATTGATGTAGAGATCAAATAAATTTTTACGAGCTACTCCAGATTTTCTTAGCTGAGCCATAAATCCCATGTGCTTTCCACTTGGTTCGTTAGCAGCTAAGTTTTTGGATCCTGCTATTCCTCGTACAGTATCAATGATACTCTTGACACCGTTGAAAGTATTGATTGCTTTTGTAGCAGTGGTGAGCAGACTCATGGTCTTTGTGTTTTCCTAATTGTGTTGTTGAATACAGTCTGACGATTGGCCTTTTCAAATCTCTCCAAAGGTAAAAATAGTGCTACTTCCCACTGATTAGCAGGAATGTGGAGAAAGCGAGATTTAACATGGCTATTTAGGTAGTGTTTGATACATGGTTTGACAAGTCTATGCTGTGATAGACCTTTTAATAACCTATAGGAAAGTCTTAAACGTGTGTTATCGTCATAATTTTTGTCCGATAGAAGCGTATACAAAGCATCCATCAACTTGGCTCTTAGAGCATATGGTAGATAGTGCATATTAATACCAAGAAATCCATCCTCAGTTTTTTCAAAGGGAAATATTAATGGAAACGTATCGTAGTAGGGTAATGTTTTTTTGGTTTTGGGATCATATGCAAAGAGATACATCATTCCTATAAACAATCTGCTAGTGAACATCTCTTTGCTACTTCTCATTACACTGAGAGGATCTGCTCTAGTAACAGTTTGGGCTGTATCTCTAAGCCATGTGCGAGCGTCTACAGCTTTCTTAGAAAAGTCTGCATTGTTAGCATATTGAATTAGATCACTATATTTAACGGAGGCCATTAGTATTTAATTCCTAGTTCTTTTTCTGTCATTATAATAAACCTCCATTGTCTCTCATTACAAAATTTTTCGGCAGCTTTCCACTTAGCTGTATTGATCCCCCAAGTTCGAACTTCATTAATGTATTTTTTTGTTCTTTTAGTTTGGGGCATTGGTTGCTTTGTTTGATAGAGAGGTTTAATTTCTACCACAACAGTTTCTATTTTTCCATCAACGTTTTTCTTTTTTACAATGAAATCAGGAAAATACCGATGTATACGACCATCGATAGGAGATACGTAGGGAATAATAAGTTCCTCGCTGCCCCAAGATAGAACATCTTTGTGGCTATCTAAATACATCATGAACTTTAATTCCCAACGACTCCTATAAATAATATTTAACGGATTACCTCTATATTTTTGAGGGTTGGCTGGTTTAAAAAATCCTTTATAACTCATAGGAATATTTATGCCTAGTTTATCAGGTCTCAGTAAGGCGATAACAAGTGTTTCGTCTTCTTTAACTCAAGCTAAATCAGTTGTTCAATCAACACAGAATTTTATATCCTCGGCTATAGCTTCAGGATCCAAATCATTATCTTCTTTAACAGGTCAGGTAGCCGGCCTCGCTAAAGCTGGTACTGCAGGTGCTATAGGAGGAGCGGCAGCTGCATATGGGGTATCTGAATTTGATCAATTTAAAACTGCTCCTCCTGTTAGATTGAGTCCAGAGAGTATTAAACAACCAGTCTATGCACCAGCTCTTTTAGAATTTCCAGCAGATCGACCCGCCTATCACACACTATTTATTTTTAAAAAGTATGTTAAACCAGCTGCCACTACTCCTTCAGCTGTAATTGAAAATGGGGTGAAGGTAATTTTACCATTCCCACAATCATTGGAAGAGGCTATTGATGTTACATATCAGCAAATAGAACTTGGAGCAGCTATTGGTACTCTTACCAATGTAGGTGTGGGAGGACAAACCCCCTCAATGGAGGGGGCAGGTGCAGAGTTACTTAAACTAGGTGGCACAAAGATAGCTGAAAATGCTGGAGGGTTTGTAGGATTAGGAGCAGAAGCAAAGGCAGCTGCTTCTATTGTTGCTGGGGCTGCTATTAACCCACACTTAGCAGCTATTTTCCAAAAAGTAGATTTTAGAACACACACCTTTACCTATAAATTATCTCCAAATAATCAGACAGAGTCAGAATCCATTAAGACTATTATCAAAACATTTAAGAAACTTATGTTGCCTATACGATCGGAGAATCAATTGCTATTAAATTTTCCTTGTGTAGTGGATATACACTTTATTGTTAAAGGTAAGAATCGAACCACAGATTTTGTATACATTAAACCTAATAGCGTTATAACTAACTTCAGAGTAAACTATGGACCAACAGGTTTAGCATTCATGAAATCTGGAGATCCGGCAAGTGTTGAAATTTCATTCAACATTCTAGAAACTGAAATACATGTCCAACAGGATTACGCATGAGTGGATTTTTTAATAACTGGAAAACCATATACTACAAGGATAGAATTGCTA